GATAGTAAAGTCAGAAGCTTTAAATAGTAAGGTGGATTGGAGAAATACAAAAGACAACTCTTATGACTCTGTAAAGCTGGTTAGGTATTTGTGTGATGAGGGTGGTAAATGGGTTGACGCAAACGTAGAAAAAAACTGGCAAGTAGTTCGTTCTTGTTTAACGTTGGGTGATAGAATTATAGGAAAATGTTTCATGCCAACTACAGTAAATGAGATGGCTGATTCTGGAGGAGAGAACTTTAAGAATATATGGGATGATAGTGATATAGAAGAAAGAGATGGTAATGGTAGAACTAGGTCTGGTATGTATAGTTATTTTACTCCAGCTTACGATGGGTACGAAGGGTTTATAGATGAGTATGGTATGTCTGTTATAGATACGCCAACAAAAGAGCAAGCTAAGTTTATAGGAAAAGACATAGGGGCAAAAGAATATCTTCAGAATATTAGAGAGGCTTACAAAGGTAATACTACTAAACTATCTGAAGAAAAAAGACAAAGACCATTTTCGGTAGAGGAGGCTTTTAGAAATGATTCTTTACATAGCCCATTTGATGTTGAGAGAATATATCAACAAATGGATTATAATGAAGTTGCTGAAAACATGACTGTTAGAGGAGACTTTGTTTGGAGTAAAGGTGTTCAAGATACAGAGGTTAAGTGGATACCTAATTCTAAAGGTAAGTGGGAGATGGCTTGGTTGCCACCAGATGAAAGGAGAAATAATATAAAGATAAAGGGAACTAGAAAGTTTCCTGGTAATGATATAGAACTGGTTGCTGGCTGTGACCCTTACGACCACGACACAACAACAGATGGTAGAAGGTCAGATGCGGCTTGTTATGTATATAAAAAATTCACAATGATGGATGATTTTTCAAACGTCTTTGTTTGTGAATATATAGCTAGACCTCCTAAAGCAGAAATGTTTTATGAGGACATGGTTAAAACATGTGTTTATTATGGTTGTTCTATATTGGTGGAAAACAATAAGATAGGTATAATAAAATATTTTGAGAGAAGGGGGTATGGAGAATATTTAATGGAAAGACCAGAGTCTACTCATACAGACTCAAGTAGAAAGCAACAAGCTAAAGGTATACCGAGTACGGGTGTTGCTGTATTGAATGCGCAAACAGAAGCTGTAGCTTCTTATGTGTATGATTATGTGGGTTTAAACCCAGAGACAGGAGATATGGGTAGATGTTATTTTAATAGGCTGTTAGATGACTGGAGTAGATTTGAGCCAGATAATAGAACAAAATATGATGCTACGGTAGCTTCTAGTTTAGCTTTATTAGCCTCTCAAAAACACGTATTAAAAAAAGAAATAAAAGTTGTACCTTTGACTTTTATAAAAAGATTTAGCAATAGAGGGTTAACATCAAAAAGAATTAAATGAAAATACTAGACAATAACTCTGAGTTCAAAACTATAGGCGGGTACCCTAGCCCATTTGTTTCTAATGAAGAAAAATTAAAGCCTGAATATGGTTTACAATATTTTAAGAAAATGTATTCTGACTGGGATAAAAGCAGTCACTATAACTATGCCGACAAAAGAAAAACATATAACATGTGTAGGCAATACGCTGAAGGTAATCAAGGTATAGCAAAATATAAAGACTTATTAGATGTACAAGGAGATAGTTCTTATATGAATATAGACTGGACTCCAGTTTCTATTATCCCTAAGTTTGTTGATGTTATATGTGGAGAAATGATTAATCAAGAATATGAGATTAAAGCTAGTGCTATTGACCCCGTATCTGAAGATAAAAAGAAAAAAGACGAGTCTAGTTATCGTGTTAACATGATGAATAAAGACCACATGAAAAGAGCTGGTGAGATAATGGGTGGGGATTTTTCTGCTAAAGGATTTACTCCTGAAAATGAAGATGAGTTAAATCTTTATATGAACCTTAATTATAAACAAGCACACGAAATAGCTTTAGAGCAAGGAATAGAGTTTGTTTTAAATTTAAATGATTTTAAAGAAACTAGAAAAAGAATAATAAGAGACTTAGTTGTAGTTGGTCAAGCTGCATTAAAAACTTATATAGACCCTTCTACTGGTGTTAAAGTAAAATATGTAGACCCAGAAAACTTAATAACTTCTTATACAACTTCTCCAGACTTTAAAGATATAAAGCATGTAGGAGAGATATATTCTGTAACTATAGGTGAATTGAAAAGAATAGCAGGCGACCAGTTTACTGATGAACAATATGAAGAGATAGCAGAGAGTTATGGTAAAAAACCTAAAAATACAGAGTTTCAAGGTTTTAGTGCTACAGGAATGTATGGTCAAGAATACGATAGGTTTTCAGTACAAATACTTGATGCAGAGTTTATTACAACTTATGATGTAAATTACGAAAAGAAACAAAATATTTTTGGTGGTTATTCTGTAAGAAAAAGAAAGTCAAATTATGAGCCATCTAAAAAATCTAAAACAAAAAGAGAAAAAGTAAATAGTACAGTTAAGATTGTTTATTCTGGAAAATATATAGTAGGTACGGATTATATATTTGATTATGGTTTAGCTAAAAATATGATGAGACCTAAATCAAATTTAGCAGAAACAAAACTATCTTATATGATATACGCTCCTAATATAAGAGACATGAAGGTGGTTTCATTATGTCAAAGAATGATTCCTTTTGCGGACCAGATACAATTAGCTCATTTAAAACTACAGCATGTTTTAGCAAAAGCTAGACCAAAAGGTGCTGCTTTTGAAATAGGGGCTTTAGAGAATGTTTCAAAAGGAGATGGGGGAACTTTTACTCCTTTAGAGTTACAAGAGATATATGACCAAACAGGTAATATATATTATAGAAGATTAGATGATGATGGTGCGCAAACGTCTACTATGCCTATACAAGAATTAGAAAATGGTATAGGTAGAGAGATGATGCAATTAATACAAGTTTATAATCATAACTTACAACTAATTAGAGATGTAACGGGTATAAATGAAGTTAGAGAGGGAGCGAAGCCGTCAAGTGAAGCTTTAGTGGGTATACAAAAATTACAACTATTAGCGTCTAATAACGCTACTAGACAAATAAATGAAGGTTATTTAAATATAGTAAAATCTTTAGGAGAATGTGTTTCTATGAGACTGCAAGACATATTTCAATTTAAAAAACCATTAAAAGGGTACACCTCTGCATTAGGTAGTAATACCATACAAAAATTAAAAAAAGGTAAAGACTTATCTATTTATGATTTTGGTATAACTCTTGAGGTTGCTCCAGATGAGCAAGAGAAACAAATACTAGAGCAAAACATTCAGATGTCTATATCTCAAAAAGAACTTAGAATTGAAGATGCTATTTTAATAAGAGGTCTTAAGAATGTTAAGTTAGCTAATCAAATGTTAATTCTTAGAAGAAAGAAATATCAAGAAGAGTTGACACAACAAGCTCAAAAGAACTCACAAATGCAAGCTCAACAGCAACAACAAGCTACTATGGCTGCTTCACAAGGAAGACAGCAAGAAGAGCAAGTTAAGGCTCAATTAGAGCAAGTTAAAATGAAAGCTAAATTACAATCAGAACAAGAATTGTTAAAGTTAGAGTATAAATTAAAAGCAGATTTTGAGAAACAAATGCACCAATTTAAAATGGAGCAAATGTCTTTAGCTAATGAAGGTAAAGTTGATGCTAATGAAGTAATGGGCGAATCTAGACAAAAATCTATTGAGTCTAGCGCTCAGTTTCAGTCAAAAATGATTGAGCAAAGAAAAGGACAAGGTGGTATTATAGGCTCTGGTAGAGATAAAGACTCCATGTATAGTGGAAGAAGAGCGGCTATGGATGAAGGTGAGGAAATGAGGCCACAAATACCTGGTTCTTTCTTAATGGGAGGAGAGCCTAGTGATATGGAGAGCATGGATAAAGAAACTCCTATTTCGGGGTAAAATAATTTTATAAAATTTACAGATATATATAAATATTTTATATATTTGCAAAAAATAGAAGTTTAATTTAATTTAATTTATTATGGTAAAAGATGATATTGGGGACATCATAACGGAAGGTTTCGGAGGCGAAATCGTTCCTGGTGGTAGTTCAGAAGAGCAAAAGTCCAACGTTATTGACCTTTCTGGTAACACAGAAAACAAAACTGATGTTGAACAAACCCCCGAACCAGCTCAACAAGAAACTGAACCAGCTATCGAAAAAGAAAGTTCTTTAAATAATGAATCCGCTCAAGGACAAGAGCAACAACCTGAGGAAACAGTTAAATCTGAACCTGAGGCTGAATCAGAAAGTGAGTCTGAAAGTTCGGAAGAACCTACAGAACCAGTTAGTGATGAAGAATTATTAGATGTGCTTAACGAGGAGTTTAGTACAGAATTTAAAACTTTATCAGATTTTGATGAGGCACTAGATAACAAAGGAGTTACATTTGCTAGCGAACAGTTAGAAAAAATGAACGAGTTTGTTCAAAAAACAGGTAGAAGTGTTTCTGATTATATCAGAACGCAGGAAGTTGATTATAAAGAAATGGAAGATGCTGTTTTAATGAAGGAATATTTAAAAGTAAATAATCCTGAATTAAACGAAAAAGAAATTGATTTATACTACAACTCTACCTACAAGACGAACAAAGATAAGTTTTCTGAAGATGACGTTGCGCTTGGTAAAATTCAACTTAAGAAGGACGTAAAAGCGGCTAGGAAAGAAATGGTGGATTTGCAAGAATCTTATAAAATGCCAGTACCTGATGAAGCTACAGGCATGACTCAAGAAGAGGCAAATAAATTAAGAAATGACTGGCTTACTGATATGGACGAACAAGTTGAAGACCTTGATTCTGTGTCTTTCGCAATAAACGATACAGGGGAGCAGTTTGATTTTAAATTATCTTCTGAACATAAGAAGCAAATTAAAAGTCAAAACAGCAATCTTGATAAGTATTTCGATAGATATATTGATGCAGAAACTGGCAACTGGGACTACGATAAACTAAACCTAGATATGTTTATACGAGATAATTTTGATGAAATTATTAGAAGTGTAGCAAATCAATACAGGTCAAAGGGTACCGAACAGGTCATAACTGAAATTAAAAACCCATCCTATAACGTAGAACAAAAGAGGCCAACTGTTGAGAAAAAGTCTATTATGGAGCAGATTCAGGATAAAATATTTGGAGACGATTAATTAAAATAATAATAACTTAAAAATTTAAAAAATGGCAACAGTAAATATACCTAATGACATGGTTCTTCAACCTACCTCGGTTATGCAGGCGACTACGGAAAACTACGTTAGTTCGATTACAGCAGCTTCAGGTGAGTTACATAAAAGAGACGTGTCAGAAAAATTAATTAAAAGATATGGAGACCAAGGTATTACAGGTCTTTTAGAGTTAATGGGGTCAAAAGCTCCAGTTTCTCAAACAAACTTTGAACACTACGAAGAGGCTTTTCGTCATAATGACTTAACAGTTCAAGTCGTAGCTTCAGGTGGTAACCAAGGTGCTTCAGCAGCTGGTACAGATGCTATAGATGTGGATGAAATCACTAATACAGACGCAAACAGTTTTTCAAATCATCACCCATTAAGAGTTGGTGATATTGTTTTGTTTGCTGATGGAGATATGGCATACGTAACAGTAAGAGGCGACCAGGGCACTGAAACTGCTACAATGATTCCTTTAACTACTTGGGGATATGATAAGGCGCTTAACACTGATTATGTAATTAGTATTATTGGTAACGCTTATCCAGAAAAATCTGGACAACCTGAATCAGTTATGCCTTTATTACACGAATACAAAAACAATGTAATGATTCTTAAAGATTCATTTGAAGTTTCAGGTTCTGAAGCTACAAACGTTGTTTACGTAAAAGTTGATAATGAAAAAATGGGCTCAGGATACCTTTGGTACTTAAAAGGTGAAGCTGATACATACAAAAGATTTTTAGACTACTGTGAGTTACAACTTATCTTAGGTAAGAAAATAACTAACACAACTGCTCTACAAAACTCTTCTGTTTCAGCTACTATTGAAGGTACAGCTCACACATTAGAAACTCTTAGAACTACAGAAGGTTTATTTGACTTTGTAGAAAATAAGGGGCAGTCAATGGATTTAGGTTCATCTTCAATCACTATGGCTGACTTTGATGCGATGGTAAAATCATTAGATAAATATAGAGGTGCAAAAGAATACTGTATATATGCAGGTATTAATTTATCTCTAGATATTGATGATTTATTAGCTTCTCAAGGTGCTTATGCTGCGGGTGGTGCTAACTATGGTACTTTCCAAAACAGTAAAGATATGGCGTTAAATCTAGGATTTAATTCATTCTCAAGAGGTGGATATACATTCCATAAGAAAACTTATGATTTGTTAAATCACCCTAAGTTAACTGCTATGACAGGTTCTAATTATCCAGGATACGGTATTTGTATTCCTATGGATATGCAGAAAGACGCTAAGAGTGGAGATAAAATTCCTTCATTAAGAATGCGTTATAAAGCTGCTAACGGTTATTCAAGAGAGATGGAACACTGGTTAACAGGTTCTGCGATTCTACAGAATAAAACAGAAACAATGGATAGACTTAAATCTCACTATAGAACTGAGAGAGGTTTTGAAGGGTTTGCTGCGAATCGTTACATGTTAATCAAGAAATCTTAATTATTAACCTTTTAAAATATATAAAATGAAAAATTATTTATATTTCGCAAGTGCAGCTCCTGAGTCAAATGCAGCTAATGAAGAAGTTATGTGTTTTCCAGCTGACCAAATGTCTCACATGGAAATGGCATCAGCTACTTCAATGAGAATTTATTTTGAGTCTAGTCAAGAAAATGACGCTGATTCAGGTATAGATGCAGCTCACGTTGTACTTACTATTGCTACTGGTAAGCATAAAGAGGCTATGCAAGATATTGCTGAAGCTATCAATAGACCAAGTGGTGGGAACTTTGGTTTTATCAATATTGCAGACAGTGAAAATTCAGTGTTTTGTAGTACGCATATCACAGCTTGTGCATCTATGGCAATAGTTGACGCATCATAATAATTGCGAACTGTCTTGAAATGATATACAGGCAGAATAAAGAACACATTAAGGAGGGGGAGTTTCTCTCCCTCCAAAATGTTTTAATTTTAATTTAATTTAATTTTTAATATAATGACAAAAGAAAAGAATACTACAACAAAGACTGCGGAGCCAATGTCGATAAAGACAGTTGTAAACCCCGTAGCAGATAAGCCGAAAAAAACAAATAATCACGGCATAAAAAATCTTAATATATCTAGAAAAAAAGAATCTAAACCAGCCATGTATCAGTTAATTAAAAATGGTGGTAAAGACAGTAGGGGTAAAATAATATATCCAGTTGTTTACATGGTGAAAGCTGAAGATATTATTTATGACCCAGAGAAAGATATAAATAGAAAAATTAGATATATACCTGGAGAAGTTTCTATATTTGAAGACGAGCAAAAAGATGATGCAAAAGTAAAATCTCCAATAACTTTTAATAATGGGTTTTTAATGGTAGATAAAACCAACCCTACTTTAAGAAAGTATTTAAACATGTGTAATGCTAATTACAGTAATCCTAATAGAAGTACAAATTCTGGGGCTGCTTTTAAATTACTTAATAGTGAAGAAAAAGCTAAAAAGAACATTGATAAAATGATGATAGAACTTGATGCCGTAAGGTCAGCTTTAGAAATGCCTCTTGAAAAATTAATTGGTTACGCTAAAGTTTTAGGTATTAATGTAAACAAATCAACTGATGAAATCAGATATGATATGAAGATGTTAGCACAAAAAGACCCAAATAGTTTTATGCACGGCATGAATGACCCTAAAACAGAATTAAAAGAAATTTTATTAAAAGCTAATGAATATAGAATTATTAGTTTAGGTAAAGGTAATGTTTCATGGATAAAGGGAGACCAGAGACCTGTTATAACTCACGTCCCACTAGGTGTAAAAGCTATTGACCACATGGCTGAATATTGCATGTCTGGCAAGGGTGAATCTGTGTTGGAGCACATAAAACTTCAACTAGAACGCTTAGAGGGATAATCGGTATTACCCTAATAAAAGAGGAGGTTCGTTTGCGACCTCCTTTTTTTTTGTTATATTTGTTTAAAATTAACAATATGACGATAGACGAATTATATCAATGGGTTCAGTTTATGGCTAACAAAGAGCAAAGGGGTTTTATAAAACCTTCTGAGTTTAATTTATTAGCAGGGCGTGCTCAACTTGATATTATACAGGATAGGTACGGGAAGTACACTTTGTCTGGAAACCCAGCTACTGGTGGTTATTCTCAGACTCATTCAGCTATGGACGATATAAGAACTGTTGTAGAAAGGAGTAGTTTATCTTATTCTTCTTCTAATAATGGAGCTTGGACTTACCCTTCTGATATGTTATATTTTTTAAAATTAGAATATGAGGGTAATAGTGTTGAAATACTAACTCAAGACCAATTAAGGTCTAGATTAAATAGTGATTTATTACCGCCTACATCCCAAAGTCCTGTGGCCGCTATGATAGATGATGGATTTGAAATATTTAATTCTAGTTCAAATGAGATAAATTCGGGTATTGTTAGGTGTACATATATAAGAAACCCAAACACAAACTCTGCTCCTAACTGGACATTTACTGTTGTTAACGGCATGACTGTGTTTGAATCTACATCTCAAACTCAAAATTTATTATTACCAGAACATACTCATAATGAGATAGCTCAAAGAATGTTATCTTATATAGGAATAAACTTAAGAGAAACAGCTGTAAGTCAATACGGAGACGTAAAAACAAAAGATAAAGAAATTTCATAATGGCAACAAAGAAGAAATTAGCAGAACAAATACTTAGAGTAGTCCAAGGGGGAAATATTTCAGATGACTCCTCAATAGATATAAGAGAGGTAATGGCTTTAGTAGACCAAGAGAGAGACGCTATTATCAAGAGAGAGATAATGAACAGAACCTATGCAAAAAGCACTACAACTAATACAGCTGAATTAGAAATTACTGGTGACTTTTTAACAAGAGAGTTTTTATCTGTTATTGATAACTCATTTGCTAGATTAAGAAGCATGCCTATAAACCTTCCTAATGACATGGGTTTTTATAGAGTAGAGGCTTTAAGTAAGAATTATACAAAACAAAAAACAGTAGTTCAAATTGTAACTGGGGTTACTGCTCCAAGCACTATTCCTGAGATAGCTTTTGTAACTTTTTCGGATGGACCTCAGGTTTTAGATTCTATTTATAATATATCTTTTACTTTTAATGATGGCGACACTGACCATGAAATAAAACTAAAAGTAGATACTCAAAATCAAAACGAATCTTTGTATAACGCTCAAAATATAACATCGGCCATAGCAAGTAGCCCAGATTATAAAGATTTTTTAAAAAGATTTAAATTAAGAAATTATCCTGTAGCAGCTGCTGAAGCAGTTGAAACTCTTGGTTTTAAAGGATTTTATAGTTTTAATTTTAGCAACTTTAAAATAAACGGAAAAGAAAGCGCTGACACCTCTCATGGCTTTACTTATTCTAATACCACCACAAACTTATTTAGTCAATCTAATATTTCTGACACTCAGCTGCAAGTAGAAATAAATGATGTTTTTTATGATTTAAATTATTCAAATGAAGATTATGATGCCGCTTCTGCTCTTCAAGTAGCTAGAAATTTTGTAGATAAATTTTCTTACGAAATAGCTATGAGGCATAATATATCTGTAACCTGTGAGCCTGGTTCTGACTTGATAGTTTTTGAAGAAATGGAAGATTCTGGTGGCTTTAATATTTCTACAACAAGTCCAGGTGAAATAGTAGAGAATACGCCAGGTGGCTCTCAAGTTGCCCCAGATATGTTTAGTAAATTTAAAAAAAGAAGAATATTAACAAGAATGCCAAGTGGGGGTCATCACAATAACCTTTTTCACAAATCTGCTGTTATGAGTGGTAGAGAGTTTTATTATGTAGAAGCAAATAGAATTTATATGTATAAAAATAATCAATTTACTACTAGCTTAGAGGTTCATTATATAGCTTCTTCTAGAAGCATTGGACCTAATGATGAATATCCTGTTCCAGCTGATTTTGAAAAAGAAATAATAGTTAACACAGTAAATCTATTTGGTTTAATGAAAAAAGCTAAAGAGGATTTAGTAAATGATAATATAGGATAAAATGACAGAAGCTCAAGTTATAACATTAGACGAAGTAATACAAAGCCTTCTTGTAGAAGAAGGAAAGTCAAGCGAACATGAATATTTAAGATATTTTAATCTTGGATTAAAAGGATTAAAAGAATTAAATTTTGATACAGTAAGACAAATAAAAGCTGCGGAGCTTTCATTAGATTCTAAAAACACAATTACACTACCTTCTGATTATGTTAAATATGTAAGAATAGGAGCCCCTGATTCAGATGGTAAAATACAATATTTAGGTTATAAAAGAGATATAAATTTAGTCCCAGGTTCTGTTTCAACAGCTAGTTCTTCTGATGATACTACAGACCCTCCTGTATTTCATTATAACGCATACAATGATGGTTTGTGGGGCAGATATGGTCAAGGTGGAGGAAATAATTCAAATGGTTATTATAGAGTAAATTTTGATGCAGGAACTATAGAGTTTTCTGATTTAGGTGTTTCTACTATAATATTAGAATATATATCAGATGGTTCTACTGGACTTACTGGTGAGGATATAAGAGTTCACGTATTTGCAGAGGAAGCTTTACGCTCTTATATATATTGGAAATCTATTTATAGAAAAAGAGGAATTAATATGAATGAAAAGCAACTAGCTAAAAGAGAATATTATAATCAAAAAAGATTGGCTAGAGCTAGAATGCAATCATTTAACAAAGACGAGGCTTTACAAACAACTAGAAAGGCGTTTAAACAGTCTCCTAAATTTTAGAAGATGGCTAAGCAAATTAAGAAAAGTTTTACAGGTGGTTTAGACCGAGACACTAGCGAAAGGTTAATGGGCCAAGGAGACTATAGATACGCTCTTAATGTTCGTAATATAAGTTCAGAGTCTAATCAAGTTGGTGTTATAGAAAATGTAAAAGGTAATAAAATACCTACCAAAAATTATATTTTTCCTAATCTTAGTCAGTCAGGTAGTCAAGAATTATGGTTTGCTCCAGGTTTAGCGATTAATGACACTGTTACACTTTGGGTTATTTTTTCAGATACTATTTACGAAGACACAGCTACGCTTGCTCACACAGATGCAAACGCTAACAATATACCTGATACTTATTACACGGCTAATGGAGCGCCTTATGCAGAAACAATCAACGGAGAAAAAATGTATCCTGTAACAGGAAATGGCTCTACTAGGTGGGGTAGGGCAAAAATGTGGTTAGATTTTGTAAATAATTATAAAGCAGATTTATTAACAAACATGTCTATAAATTTGACGTTTTGGGAGCAATCTGTTACTATACAAGAAAATGTTGTAACATATAATGCCGCTACAGATTTATGGGAAATAGAAGATTTTGATGTAACCAATCCAATACACACTGAAAGTTGGGGTGGTGGTGGTTATTGGGGTTCTAATTTTCCTATTGTAAAATTTCAAAGAGATAATATAGAGGGAGAGGATGGGTTTTTTTACGCTTATTTAGCTCCTGGAACTTTTGCTCCAATACCTTTAGGTACTCTAGGAACAAACACAACTGTTTCAACCGCACAAATATCGTCAGATTATGAATCTCCAGATATTATTATTAATAATTATGATTATGATGTGTCTGCTGGAGGTGGGCAATTTTCTTTATTTCTTCAAAAGTCAGGTACTTATAATGTTCCTGATTACGGAGATGATTATGATATGTTGGTTAATTATAATTGCATAGGTGCTTATGAAGATACGCAAGAAGATAAAATATACTATTTTGTTGCTAGTAAAATAAAAGATACAAATGAAAATGCTTATTTGGCTCACATATTAGAATATGATTTACAAACAGACGCTGTTTCGGTAGTATTTAGAGATACAGCTAATGAACAAAGTTACTTTTTTGATTGGGAATTTGAACACAAAATAACCAATATAAATAAAATGGGAGATGTTTTATACTGGACCCATGAGCTATATGGTAACGCAAAAAAATTAAATGAAGAAAGTAAAGGTAAAGGAAAAGTGTGGGGAGGTGGAGAGCCCTGTTCTATAAATGTAAAAAAAGCTAAAGCAACGCTAGAAATTTTTGACGGAAATGGTGTTTCTTATTTCCCTCAATCTAAATACTATCCAGCTTGGTTTTATTCACCCTTATCACCTTTTTTAGACCCACATCCAAGTGATTTTATGACCGCTAGAGAAAGAAAATTAGAGTTTGTACAGGTTATAAAAAGAATGCCTAAGTACAAGCCTATATATAGGTTTGATACAGATGAAACAAGAGATAAAAATAATGTATTTGGATTCTCATGGCAATTTAAATATAGATACCATTATTGGGATGGAGAGGTTAGCTCTTGGTCTCCTATTAGTGATGTTAACGCATCGTTAAACTTAATGACTAATAGTAATATACAAGACCCTGCAATAATATCTACATCTAATAAAATAAATGTATTTGTTAGAAACGCATCCCAAATGGTTGAGTTTATAGAGGTTGCTGCTAGAAAATGTAAAGACTTAGGGGAAATACCTTTTGGTAATAGAGGTGAGTTTTTTAGTATAGCAAAAGTGAAAAATAGCGCTTCTAATTGGCAAACAACCTATTCTGTAGATGATACTGCGTGGACAGACGCAATTCTGTACACAAAAATAGAGTTTTATAATGATAAAATATACACTTATACAGACCCTATAGAGGGAATGAATTTGTTTGATAAAGTTCCTAGAAGAGCAAAAACTCAAACTGTTATTGGAGACAATAGATTAGCTTACGCTAATTATATAGATGGCTTTAATTTACCAGATAACCCTATAATAAAGGTTAATCCTAGGTATCATGAAAACTCACAAATAGAAGAGTCTACTATTATAAACAATGAAATAATAT